TCAGGCGCTTGACAATGGCCAGAGGCTGTCGCAGAATCCGCACGTCGGGGCAGAGGTGCGCCCAAAGAGAGCCAGCATCTATGCTGGCTTTTTTCGTTCACGGAGGTGTTGGAGGTAACGCAGTGGCGCTCAATCGTCGGCAAGCGCTGTTCGTGGCTGAGTACCTCAAGGATTTGAACGCTAGCGCCGCGGCAAGGCGGGCCGGGTACAGCGAGAAAAGCGCGTTCCGAAGCGGCGTGCAGAATATGCAGAAATCGGCAATCACCGATGCAATCGCCGCGGCAATGAAAGAGCGCGCAGAGCGCGTGCAGATCACCGCCGACAAGGTTTTGACGGACATTGAACTGATCAAAACCGACGCGATGCGCGAAGCGGCCGACAAAGAAGGCAATCGCGCGATGGTCAATCACGCTGCTGCGCTCAAGGCGTGCGAGCTGCAAGGTCGGCATCTTCAGATGTTCGTTGATCGTGTCGCAATGACAATCGAGCAAGTGCCGGACGAGGAGCTTGATGGGCGCATCGCTGAGCTTGCACGAAAAGCGGGAGCTGCTCGCGCTACTGACTGAGCAGGAGCGGCGCCGGTCCCTGCTCAAGTGGTTGAGCTTCTACCCGGAAGACGGGCCTTTGCGGCGCGAGCTTTACCAGAAGCACCTTGCTTTTTTCGAGGCTGGCGCTCGATACCCGCAGCGGATGATGATGGCCGCGAACCGTGTCGGAAAAACCGAGGGCGTCGGCGCATACGAGGTCGCACTACACCTCACCGGCAATTACCCGGACTGGTGGCCAGGAAAGCGATTCGCGCGCCAAACGCGCGGATGGGCGGCAGGCGACACGCGCCAGACGGTTCGCGACATCCTCGTAGAAAAGCTGCTCGGGCCGAAGTCTGCGCGCGGCACCGGCATGATTCCCGGCCGACAGATTGTGCGCATTGTGCCGCAGCCTGGCGTGCCAGATGGCGTCGAACTGGTGGAGGTAAGGCACGCATGCGGCAAGGTTTCGAGGCTCGGGTTCAAGAGCTTCGACCAGGGCAGGGTCAGCTTCCAGGGCACAGAGCAGGATTTTGTTTGGTTGGACGAAGAGCCGCCCTCTGACGTCTACGAGGAGTGCCTGACTAGGACGATGACGACTGGAGGCCTGCTTCTGCTGACCTTCACTCCGCTGTCGGGCCTGTCGGACGTGGTGATGATGTTCTTGCCTGGCGGCGACATACGCGAGCAGGCGGACGAGAAGTCTGGCCGATTCGTGGTCATGGCGACATGGGATGATGTTCCGCACCTGGACGAGCGGACGAAAGAAATGCTGTTCGCTTCGTACATGCCGTTTCAGCGAGACGCCCGCACCAGGGGCGTTCCGGCGCTCGGTAGCGGGGCGATTTACCCGGTGCCAGAGTCCGACATCGTGGTGCCTGATTTCGCTCTTGCAGAGCACTGGCCGCGATGCTACGGGATGGACGTCGGCTGGAATCGCACGGCGGCAATATGGGGCGCGCTCGATCGAGAGACTGGCACGACGTACCTCTACTCGCAGCACTACCGCGGCGAGGCAGAGCCGATCGTTCATGCTCAGGCGATCAAAAACCGAGGCGAGTGGATCCCTGGCGCGATTGACCCGGCGAGCCGCGGACGGTCGCAGAACGACGGCCAGCAGCTCATGGATTTGTACTGCGGCATGGGGCTCGACTTGGCGCCAGCCGATAACGCGGTCGAGTCAGGCATCTACGACACGTGGACGCTGCTCTCTGCCGGAAAACTCAAGGTGTTTGCGAGCTGCCAGGACTGGATCAACGAGTACCGGATTTATCGGCGAGACGACAAGGGGCGCGTGGTGAAAAAGCACGATCACCTGATGGACGCCTCTCGGTATCTCGTGCGCACAGGGCGAGACCTGGCGCGCTGCAAGCCGGTCGACAAACAGGACGATCAGGACTACGGGAGCGGCGGATGGATGGGCTAAGCGTGCGCGAGGTTCGAGCAGGAGCAGCAAGCGCCATCGTCGCCGAGAGCGTCGCAATTCCTCCGCGCATCCGATCAAAGGTGCTCGAAGTGCGCAGCGTATTTGTCCCAGAGAGCAGCCGCAAAGCTGGCCTCGGAAATGCGTTGCTGCGCAAGCTATGCGCCGATGCTGACATCGCAGGAAATGCGCTGTTCCTGATGCCTGACGGCAGCGACGAGGCCGAAACGGTGCGCCTTGAGCGCTGGTACGCAACGCACGGATTCGAGCGCATCCAGGGCGACCCGGTTGTGGTCATGCTCCGCAAGCCGCAACATCCGCTGATCAAACACTGAGGCAGCATGAAGCAGAAAAGCAAAGCCGACGACGACATTCTCGCCGAGGCCAACGCTCGGTACGCCCGCTGCTTGGCGTTCGAGGCGGACAATCTCAAGGAGGCGCGAGACGATTTTCAGAAGCTGGCGGGCAATCACTGGCCCGCAGACGCTGCGCAGCAGCGCGCAATCGAGCGCCGTCCGTGCATCACGATCAACAAATTGCCCGCGTTTTTGCACACGGTAACGAACGACCAGCGACAGAACAAGCTCGGCATCAAGGTTCATCCGGTCGATGATGGCGCGGACATCAAAACCGCCGACGTGCTGCAGGGCCTGATTCGGCACGTCGAGTACGAGAGCGGCGCAGACGCCTGCTACGACACGGCTGGATTTCATGCGGCCGCCTGCGGTTTCGGGTATTTCCGTATTCGCACGGAGTACGACCGAGAAGATTCGTTTGACCAGGTGCCGCGGTTCGAGCGGTTCCGGTCTCCGTTCTCGGTGCATCCAGACCCAGACGCAAAAGAGCCTGACGGCAGCGACCAGGAATTCTGCTTTGTGGACGGCACGATCGCGCGCTCCGAAGTCAAGCGAGACTACCCGGCCGCGTCGGCGGCCGTATCGAACGAAAGCGACGGCACCGACGACGTAATGCTGCTCTGCTCGGAGTATTACCGGATCGAGCAATCGCCGGCTGATCTTGTGCGTCTGAGCAACGGTGAAACGGGGTGGAAAGACGACCTGATAGAACTGCCATTCGGCGTCACGATTGTCGATGAGCGCAAGAGCAGGCGCCGCAAGGTGATGTGGTACAAGCTCGCGTCGTCGGAGTCAGTCGAGCGCGGCGCGGTCGGCATGCCAGGCAGCTCAACGACGTTCACGGATGTGCTTGAGCGCGCCGAGATTCCCTGCCGATGGATCCCGGTTTTCCCGGTCTATGGCGAGGAACTGGAGATCGACTCGAAAGTCGTTCGCTCCGGGCTGATTCGGCACGCCAAAGGCCCGTCAGTGATGTACGACTACTGGATGACCGCGGCGACAGAGGAAGTCACGCTGCGCCCCAAAACGCCATTCATCGGCGCCGAGGGACAGTTCGAGGGTCACGAGAAGAAATGGCGCGCGGCGAATGTGCAGACGTTCGCGTATCTGGAATACAAGCCGCGCACGATTGGAGGTAGTCTCGCGCCTCCTCCGCAGCGACAGCCGATGGCCGACATCCCGTCTGGCGTGCTGCAGATGGCGATGCACGCCGCGGACGAAATCAAATCAACAACCGGCATTTTCGATTCGTCTCTCGGCGCCCGCGGTACGGCCACAAGCGGCATTCAGGAGCGCGAGCAAAAGCGCCAGGGCAACGTCGCAAACTTCCACTTCTCGGACAACCTGACGCGCGCGGTGCGCCATGCAGGGCGCTGCCTCGTGGACATGATCCCGCGGATTTACGACACGGAGCGCGTCGTCCGCATTCTCGGCGATGACGAGAAGGTTTCGCATACGACGATCAATCAACCGCTTGAACAACCGGAAATCGACGAGAAGACGGGCGCGATTCGCACGGTGCTGAACGATCTGACGGTCGGCAAATACGACGTGACCGTATCCGCAGGCGCCAGCTACTCGACACGCAGGCAGGAAGCCTCTGATGCGATGGTTTCGTTTGGCCAGTCCTGGCCGAAGCTCATGGACGTTGCCGGCGACAAGGTTGTCACGGCGATGGACTGGCCAGGTGCCGACGAAATCGCGGAGCGCATCAAGCGCACGATTCCGCCCGAATTGCTCGGCGATGACGGCGAAGAGGGCGGCGAACAAGGGCAGCAGCTTCCTCCGCAAGTGCTGCAGATCGTCCAGCAGGCGCAGCAGCACATCCAGCAACTCGAAGCCGAATTGCAGGACGC